GGCAAGAGGACTTGCTGAACCAAGCCTTATACAACCTAAAGAAAATGAACTCGTCTCTTCCCAACGGATTTTGGAAAGAGCTTCAAAACATTTGTACTCAAGTGGACTCTGCTAGATACATAGGCAGGGAAACTATTAACAGACTCAAAGGTGAGGCAGGTGTGTAATGATTACCAATGGTGTTGAACAGAAACCTAGCACTATGGCTATGATTGAACTTGCTGACCGGATTCATTCACATCCAGCAGGAAGTACATGGGTTGTTCCTTCGGGCTTCTCCGTGTGGAAGCCTCAATACAATCGTAAAGTTGTGCAAGTAGTGGGAGACAACAGCGAAGTGAACGGAAGGCTCAAGCGAATCTTCATGGAACTTGGCTGGTCAGTTGTTGAGAGGGAGCTTTTGTAATGTGCAAAACAATAACCGATCTAACAATTTACCTCCTGCTAATTCTTTTTGGCTCTGTAGGGCTAGGAGTTGGCTTATTGCTTCTTTGTTTTCTCTGGTGGTTAGGAGAAAGATTCGTAGACGGAATAAAAGAAGAACTAGAAATTAGGAGATACAATGACAAAGACTCATAAATTTATAAAGCAACTCACAGATTCCTATGGACGATACATTCAGAAGTGGGGAGTCTTTGAACAGATACTTGAAACAGGCATCTTTAAACCCCGTGTGTATGAACGGCTATTGAAATCATTCGACAGCTTACGGCAAGCCAGCCTACATTTAAACAAATGACTACCTTTGAAGTACCCTTTAGGGATGTTTATTACATGAGTCATGGTGATGCAGATACAGCTCAATACATTAACGGAGTGGCGACTTTTGAGGTTGTTGATGATAAGGAGTATCCCTTTCGTTACATAGATTCCAATGATGTTTGGGCAAGCTCTCCACTAGGGGCTTACCAAGTAGACACCGATACGGATGAGCACAGGAAGCTTGTTCGTATAGCCGTTGAGGATGATGAGAAGGTATGGAAGTCTGCTAAAAAGATTGCTAAAACAAAGAAGCTCATTTGAGTTTAACGCAAACACAACTAGACCATAAGGCAGTATACGAAGCACAACTAAAGCGGGACAAAGCCAAGGCTAGGAATGTCTCTTCTGGCAGGGAGAGCTTATCTGGTGGTCAAGGCTTCTTGTTACGCCATTCAGTTGCTTCCGTAGCTGAGACAATAGCCCTATGGATTGATAAGGCCCAGACTTCACCCGGCCCCAAGCACAAGTCGGTTGCTTTGATGGTGCAACTAAAGCCTCTGGAGCTTTCGGCCCTCACCTGTAGGGCGGTGCTGAATGGTATCTCGACCCAGAGAGCCTTTGCCTCTGTAGCTTTTGAACTAGGTAGGCTTGTAGAGCATGAAGCAAGGCTAAAGGAAAGCCCCAGTAAAGAGTGGAACTCCATCAAGAGAAGGATGAAACTACGCAAGGGGCATAGACACAAGATGCAGACGGCTTTCCGTGGGATGAGTAACAAGACTATATCTTGGGGTACGATTGAGAAGGCTTCAATAGGTGGGGTACTCATAGAACTCTTTATCAAGAGCACAGGGCTTTGTGAGGTGGTTACCACAAGGACTAGTAAGACGAAGATGAACTACATTGTTGCAACTAAATCCTGCTCTGAGTGGATGAAGGAGTTTGAGGGTACGGAGGTGCTACGGCCTCTTATGCTTCCAAGGGTACAGGCTGGTTCAGACCCTAATGTATTCTGGGTTAAGTGCAGATCAAAGAAGCAGGAAGCCCTTTACAAGACCCAGCCAGAAGTTGTACGGGATTGCGTACAGGCTATGCAACAGGTGGCATGGAGGATTAATACGGATGTGCTGGAGGTGCTGGATACCTATTACAAGAACGGGCTAGAGATTAATGGGGAACCCGTCAACTGCCACAAGGAGGTGATTAGGGAGAACTTGGATGCTTTTACCCCAGACCAAGCCAAGGCTAGAATCAAGGGAATGTGGAGGTCGCATACTTACAATGTTTGGAACAGAGCTAGGGGCTATTTTATTACTCAACAGATTCTCATGGCTAAAGAACTCCAAGGCCAGCCCTACTACTTACCCGTGCAACTAGACTTCAGAGGTCGGGTGTACTACCTGCCTACCCATATTGGGCCACAGCGAGATGACATCTCTAAAGCCTTGGGTGACTTTGATGAAGCCGTTCCTTTGACTGAGGAAGGCAAGTACTGGTTCAAGGTAGCTGGTTCTGCTCACTTTGGATGTGACAAGGTTAGCTACGAGGAGCGTGTAGCGTGGGCTGAATTGCATGATAGCGATATTAGGAAGGTCGTTGCTGACCCATACGGATGCAAGTGGTGGCATGAAGCAGACGAGCCTTGGCAATTCTTGAGGTGGTGCTTTGCGTGGGTTAAGGGAGCCGAAAGGTATCCAGTATGCCTAGATGCTACGAGTAACGGCTTACAAATTCTTTCCCTGCTCACGGGTGACGCAGAGACAGCTCTTCTTACCAATGTCCTACCTAGCGATGTACCCAAGGACATTTACGGGGCTATAGCTCTAAAGGTACAACACAACCTATTGGGTACTTCGGGGGAGCTGGCTACCTTCTGGTTGCACCACGGATGCAACAGGAAGCTGGTAAAGAGGCCCGTTATGACCATTCCGTATGGGGTATCTAGGTATGGAATGTCTCAACAGCTCATGGAACAAACCAACTGCTCTATAGTCCAAGGGCTTTACCTAGCTGACTTTATAATCAAAGCGTTAGGTGAACTGGTTCAAGCTCCACAAGAGACTATGGTTTGGTTGAAGCAACTAGCCAAAATACCAACAGACAATGGTTGTCCTATGGTATGGGTTAGTCCTTCTGGTTTTCCTGTATACCAGCCCTATTTTGTAAGCAAGTCCAAGTCCGTCAAGTTGCGTATTGGTGACACAATTAGGTATATGAACTTAACCAACCAGATAACCAGCAAGCTAGACAGGGAAGCACAGATCAACAGCTTTGCCCCCAACTTCATTCACAGCCTCGATGCAAGTGTTGTTCATGTCTCCGTGCAGAGGATGAATAAGGCAAACATAAAAAGCCTTTTTACAATTCACGATTGTTTTGGTTGTCATGCAAGTCGTGTTCCTGCTATGAGGAAAGCTGTGGCAGAAACTATGAGGGACATATTTAAAAATCCTTTGCTCAAGGCTCTTAAGACGGAAGTAGCTTCATCTATTAGTTTACCTACTAACTTCATTTTAGAGCCTTTCTACGGCGGTTTTCATATTGACCAGATAATCCATAGTCCCTACCTTATTAAATAATATGACAACAAAATACACATTCACAAGTGAGGACATTGAGACGGGGGAATCCTATGGGTTTCCAAAATCTAAAACTACTATTGAATTTGAAGCTAAGGATATTTTTGAAGTCCTTCAAAGTTTCCAGCAATTCTTAAGAGGTAGTGGTTTTTATCCGTCTGGTCGTCTTGAATTTGTGGACGATGAAGATACTGACCCACTTCAGCCTAACCTAACTGGTTTTGAATTAAATTCCAAGTAGGCTAGAGCTAAAACACAACAACACAAAACACAGAAAGGTAAAAACACAAAATGGATAAGAAGTATAATCGTGTACGTTTGACCAGCCCTAAAGGTGTGGCGATGTACCCAAAGCTCAACAGAGCTGATACTAAATTCAATGAAGATGGTGTTTATTCTACGAAACTTTTAGTTTCCAAAGAAGAAGCTACTTCATTCGTTCAGTCGGTAAAACAACTCCTCAAAGAATACTACGAGGAGACTTGCAAACAGCAGAAGAAGAATAAGCTCAAGCTCGCAGACTACCCTTGGAAAGAAAACGAGGATGGTGACAAGCTAGAGATTAACTTCAAATTGCCAGCCAAGGTCAAGACCAAGAACGGGGAAATCATTGAAATGCGTCCCGCCTTGTTCGACAGCAAAGGCTCGCCCTGCGACAAGTTGATCGGTGGCGGTTCCACAATTAAGATTGGCTGTGAAGCTAGTCCGTGGTTTGTACCAGCGTTGGGGGTAGGGGTAACCCTTCGTCTCCGTGCGGTGCAAGTGATCGACCTCAAAGAGCCTTCTTCTGGTGGCTCTAGCTTTGAAAGCTTCGGCTTCTCTTCGGAAGAAGAGGGCTTTGTAGCTCAAGGCGAAACATTCCCAGAACTAACCAAACCCAAGGAGTCCTCAAGTGTACCGAGCAAAACGCCCGAACTACCAGAGGACTTCTAAATATAGAAGCGGTCTCGAAGTCCAGATTGCGTCCCAGCTTGAAAAGGCTGGGGTGCAGTTTGGCTACGAAACTATTCGACTAAAATATCAAAGAATATGTCATTACATTCCAGACTTTATACTTCCAAACGGAGTGCTGATCGAAGGAAAGGGCTGGTTCACTCCGCAGGACAGGAGCAAGTTACTCCTACTAAAGAAGCAAGACCCAAGTTTAGACATCCGATTGGTTTTTTCCAAGTCTACAGCTCGTCTAAACAAGAAGTCCCGAACCACCTACGGAGAGTGGTCAACGACAAACGGGTTCCTCTGGAGTGAAAAAGTAATTCCGCAGGAATGGCTGACTTTATAAGACATACAGAGTGTAGTAAGTGTGGCTCATCAGATGCCCGTGCAGAGTATTCTGATGGGTCAGCTTACTGCTTCTCTTGTACCTCATATTCCAAAACCAACGGGGAGATAAAGGAGAAACCAAATATTTATATGGCTAACTTAATTGAAGGGAATGTTACTGCTTTGACCAAACGCAATATCCACATGGAGACTTGCCAGAAGTTCGGTTATAAGCTTGGAGACTTTAACGGCAAGCCTGTTCAGATCGCAGAGTACAAAGACAAAGAAGGAAACCCAGTAGCCCAGAAGCTACGCTTTCCTAACAAGGACTTTATGATTCTTGGGGAAGCCTCTGAGATGACCCTGTTTGGACAGCATTTGTTTAGGGATGGTGGCAAGATGCTTGTGATTACTGAAGGTGAGATTGATTGCCTTTCTGTATCCCAAGCTCAAGGCAACAAGTGGCCTGTAGTATCTATTCCTACTGGTGCTCAATCTGCTACCAAGGCACTTCGTAGAAACATAGATTGGGTGGAGAAGTTTGAGAAGGTCGTGTTCATGTTCGATATGGATGAAGCAGGTAAGAAGGCTTCAAAGGAATGTGCATCTTTGTTGAGTCCGGGGAAAGCTAGGATTGCTTCGTTGCAGATGAAGGACGCTAACGAGTTACTTGTTGCTGGCAGAGGGCCAGAGATTATTGATGCTATATGGAGTGCTAAAGAGTTTAGGCCAGATGGAATTGTAGGGGGTAACGAGCTTTGGGATTACATTACTAAGGTTGACCTAGAAGAATCTGTATCTTACCCATACGCAGGTGTATCGGCTATGACCCACGGATTGCGTAAAGGCGAGTTAGTTACCATTTGTGCTGGTTCTGGCATTGGCAAGAGCCAGTTCTGTAGGGAGATTGCTCATTGGCTTCTACGCAATAACAAGAGCATTGGCTACATAGCCCTTGAGGAGTCAGTAAGGCGTACAGCATTGGGCATCTTAGCGATTGAGGCCAGTAAGCCGTTGCACCTAAAGCCAGACAGCATAACCCAAGAGGAACTAAAGAACCTGTTCAATGGTACGATTAGCCAGAAGTTCTTTACCTATGACCACTTCGGTTCCTTGGATTCGGACAACCTTCTCAACAGAGTAAGGTACATGGCTAGGGGTTGTGGTTGTGAGTACATCGTACTAGACCACTTGAGTATCGTGGTATCTGGCATGGGTGACGGAGACGAGCGTAGGCTTATCGACAACACCATGACCAAGCTCCGTAGTCTTGTGGAAGAACTAAAGATTGGGATGATTCTTGTTTCCCATCTTAAGCGTCCAGAAGGCAGGGGGCATGAAGATGGTGCAACCACCAGCCTGTCACAGCTTCGAGGCTCTGCTGGTATTGCCCAGCTTTCAGACATTGTGATCGGCCTAGAGCGTGACCAGCAAGCCGAGGGTAACGACAGGAACATTACTAGTGTTCGTATTCTTAAGAATAGGTTTACTGGAGAAACTGGTATTAGTTGTCGCCTTGAGTACAGCAAGGAAACAGGTCGGCTCAAGGAGATTGCTATACCAGATTCAGAGATTGAAGTGCCAGAAGAATTGGAATAGGGTAGGTAAAACACAACATGAAAACACTCATATTTGACTTGGAATCAGATCATCTAGTCGAAAAGACTACCAAGATTCATTGTCTGGTAATTACAGACATGGATTCTGGTGCAACCACAAGGTACAACCAACAGCCTAACGGCAACTCTATTGAAGCTGGTATCAAAGAACTCGCTAGTGCTGACAGGATTATAGGCCACAACATAATCGGGTTTGACCTGCTTGTTCTTAAGAAGCTTTATAGCTGGTTCGTACCGCCAAGGGTGATAGAGGATACTTTGGTATTGACTAGGCTCATTTGGCCCGACCTAAAGGAGAATGACTTTTCTAGGCTTAACGATGGGTTCCCTAAAGAGATGATTGGTTCCCACTCGCTCAAGGCTTGGGGTATTCGTATTGGATTGCAGAAGGGCGACTTCAAGGAGAACAACAGCTTTGAAGTATGGACTCCAGCTATGGAGGATTACTGCGTACAAGATGTAGCCGTTACCTTGAAGCTCTACAGACTTATCC